CAAATATAAAATAACCATGTAACAACCATAACAAATTAGTCATTAAAATTAGCGATAAGGAATATAATGATAAATCTTTAACACTTTTTGTTATATACGTTTTATATAATTGCGGAAATAATTGAATCGAATTTACTATTGGAGCTACCGTTGCTACAATAAATGATATCATTATATAGTTATACTATAAAATAATTAACGGCTTATATCAGAAAAATTAGTAAAACATAAAAACTTTACACAACTTTCTATAAAAATTTAGTTTAAGATTATTCAAAAAAACACTAAAACTTTAGAGAAAACTATAGTATAATATCTTTTAAAAACAATAAAACTTTAGACAATATTCTATAAAATGTAGTCTAAGATTTTTTAAAAAATACTAAAACTTTAGACAATACTATAAAAAATGTAGTCTAACAATTTCAAAAAATACTAAAACTTTAGACAATATTCTATAAATTGTAGTCTAAGATTTTTTAAAAAATACTAAAACTTTAGACAATATTCTATAAATTGTAGTCTAAGATTTTTTAAAAAATACTAAAACTTTAGACAATATTCTATAAATTGTAGTATAATATCTTTTAAAAACAATAAAACTTTAGACAATATTCTATAAAATGTAGTCTAAGATTTTTCAAAAAACACTAAAACTCTAGACAAAACTATAGTATAATATGTTTTAAAAACATAGAAACTTTAGACAATATTCTATAAATTGTAGTCTAAGATTTTTCAAAAAACAAAGAAACGTTAGACAATATTCTATAAAATGTAGTCTAAGATTTTTAAAAAAATACTAAAACTTTAGACAATATTCTATAAATTGTAGTCTAAGATTATTCAAAAAACATTAAAAACATAGTCTAAGATACTTTTTATAAGTATAGTCTAAGATACTTTTTATAAGTATAGTCTAAGATACTTTTTATAAGTATAGTCTAAGATTTTAAAAAAACTATAGAAAATTGTATAAAAAATTGTATAAAAAATAGTAAAGTGTAGTGTAAAATAATATTTAGTTTAAAGTTGTGTATTAATTTCTAATATAATAACTATAATGATAGATTTTAAAATAGCGATACCTAGTTATAATAGACCAGATACTTTATTAAAATCTACTATACCATTATTAGAGAAACATAATATTCCAAAAGATATAGTGTATATCTTTGTTCATAATGATGAACAATATGTAAAATATAAGGATACGATTGATAGAGGTTATAATGTAATAAATAGTAATACTGAATTAGGGAAACGTTTTCAATTAGAATATATATCTAATTTTTTTGGTGAAAATAGTAAAGTAGTAAATTTTGATGATGATGTGTATGAATTATATGAATGTCATCTAGATAATGTGAAATTAGATAAAAAATTAAAAGATAAATCTATTGATATAACTGTTGATAATTTATATAAAAATCGTAAATTGGGTCAAGTTTTAAATCCATTAAGTAGTTTAATAGATCTAATTAATTTAGGTTATATGTTATTAGATTTACATAAATTTAAATTATTTGGAATATATCCAGTAGATAATCCATTTTTTATGAAATATAGTACTATAAATTATAATGAATTTATTACAAAAAAATTATGTTATATTGTAGGATGTTTTTATGGATATTATAATGATAGAAATGCTAATATACTTCATGTTGAAAATAAAGAAGATTATGAAAGATCTATTAGATATTTTGATAAATATGGAGGAAATATAAGATTTGATAATATTACATTAAAAACTAATTATTATCAAGGACATGGAGGACTAAATAATCCTGAAAGATGGAATGACGCAGATTTATGCGCCAAAAAATTAACTACTATTTATCCTCAATACTGTAAATTAAATTATAAATCTAAAAGAATAGACAAATATACTAAGAAACCATATACAGAAATAACACTAATAAATTCCAAAAAATAAAAATACACTACACACTTTTTATTAATAAAAAATGATATTATATATGGAACAACCCTTTGGACAAATAATAGGTATCGATAATTATGGAGTAATAGCATATTCATCCAAACATAGCGAAAAAAATAAACACACAATTTCAGTTATATTTAATAATATTTATTGCGGAATTAAATGGCAATGTGTAGAATATATTCGACGATGGCTTATTATAAATTATAATATTACATTTGAACAAATAGATATGGCATATATGATGTTTACAACACACCAATTAAAATTTATACATATAATACATAAAAATACAATTCCATATAAATTAATTTATAATAATCAAACTAATAATGTATTACCAAATATTGGTTCAATCATTATTTGGGACAAAAATAATAATTATAAAACAGGACATGTAGCGATTGTATCAAACATTACAAATAAATACATTTATATTAGCGAACAAAATTGGGACGATTTATTATGGAATAAACCATACTCCCGAAAAATTAAAATTCAATATTTAAATTCATCCATTATAAACTTAAATGATTACAATCCATTTCAATTATATATATTAGGATGGATTAATTTTGATTAGATAATTCATCTAAAATTTTGTCCAGATCTTTTCTAAAATAAATATTAAATAAATGCCGGTTATAATTAATCCATAATACTAAATCATCCTTAGTATTTATTTTTTTTAAATCCTCCTTATAATTAAAATAATTCTTCATAAACTCTTGATTTATTAAAATCAAAATTTTCTTTTTAAAATCTTCCATTTATATTCTATATAAATAATAAATATTTAATTAAATATATAGAATGATAAATAAAGGATTATATTGGTGGCAATCTAATAATGAAGCAGATATTATTAAAAAAATACACTTTATATTTAATCCACAAATATATACTATAGAAAATTTAGAAAAAACAAATAGTCTCATTTTATATTCATTAAATCTATGGAATAAATATGGGATTAATAATCATAAAGAACGCAATGATGTCGAAAAATTAGAAAGACAATATTACAACAATAAACGTAGGATTTACCACTTACAAAAATTTTACTCAGCTAAAATTATAAAATTAACTAAAAAATTAGAAAAACTATCAATCATATAATATATATGCTACCTAATTATTTAATACAATTTCTTGATAATAATAATAGAATACGCAGTTTTTATTCAATAAATAATTTTTTAAAATTTTTAGAATTTAACAGCAGTTTTCCCGGATTATTTCAATTTGAAACAAATAATATGATTTACAGATGGACTGTAAAATATAATAAACAACATTATAGTTTTGCATATATACGATTATTCAATTACGAAACTAGAACAATATCAAACACAATCACTACTATTGATGATGTAAACATAAGTAAACAAATACAATCATCAATATATCAATTTCCAGTAAATCCATCTACCAGTGGTATGAGCTTAATTGACAATTTTTGGATGACACCAAACATTGATGATTTAAACTTTTTAAGAATATTTCAAGATGATTTTATACGTGATTATAACGATACATATATATGGTATATATCAAGCTTAAACAAATGGTTCGGATATGACGGTGTAAATAAAATATTGTATCAATCTACTGATAATTTAATAGATGTTCTTCAAGCTATATTATTAGATTGGTATACTGACAACTCTCAGCGACTTACCATTACTGAAATATAATGATTTTTTTATCATTTATTCGATTAAATGTCTCATCTTTCCTTTTTTTATTTTCAATCATCGTGATTAAACCAGTATCATCATGTTTTTCAATAAAGTCTTTCAATAAATCTAATAACTCTTCCCTATTTTTGGTATTATGAACCTGATTAACTAATTGTAACTTGTTTTGAATAAAATTATCCGGAATAACTTTTTCAACTACATTCGTAAAAGCATTTATTACTATTCTATCATGATTATTATATTTTTTAACAAATTCTTTCTTAAAATCTTTAGTAATTGTTATGAAAATACTGCCTTCATTTAATTTATCCAATAGACTATTTCTATAATTTGAATACGTAGTCGACTTCTTCTCTAAATCAAATGTAGCTATTATTTCACTCATTTCTATATTGGATAGTCTAGGTAGATTTAATTCACTTGCTATACGATTGAAAACTACTGAAGTAGGGATTTTTATTGTCGATTTTTCATCCACCGAATAATATTCATTAAAAATTTTTAAAGCATTTGATATATTCATTTTATATTAAAGATTATAATACTATAATTTTTAAATAAAAATGTTTTACTGTAAACACTGTGGAAGAGAAAGTAAAAATAAATCTGTTATAGATAATTGTAAACATACACGTCTTAAAAAGAATAATGGAATTGATCAAGAACAACCAGAACTAATAAATGAAATACAAATACAAAAACAAACACAAAATACCATTTTGGAAAATATACCACATAAAATAATTAAAAAAGTTTACCATTGTAGTGATATACATATACGACTAAATAGTCTACATGACATATACAAAGAAGTATTCTCCAATTTTTATACAATGCTACGCACATCAGAACCCGGAATTATTGTATGCTGTGGAGATATATTACACAATAAAAATGAACTATCCCCCGAATGTATCGTATTAGTTCTAGAGTTTTTAACAAATTTAGCCAATATTATGCCAACATTTATTATCGCCGGCAATCATGACGCTGTTTTAAATAATAAGGAAAAAATGGACAGTTTGAGTGGCATATTAAATAAACACACTATAGACAATCTATTTTACCTAAAATTAACCGGAACATATAAATACAATAACATTATATTTGGAGTTTCAAGCTTATTAGATAATGATTTTATTTATGCTGATAGCATTATTAAAGAAGATTATGAGACATTGATAGGACTTTATCACGGCAGTGTAGGAACACCCGTTAATGATATTGGATATAAAATTAGTGGCGAAAAAAGTATAAATGAATTTAAAGGATACGATATCGTTATGTTGGGAGATATTCATAAATTTCAATACCTAAATGAAAATAAAACAATCGCATATTCAAGCAGTTTAATAAGTCAAAATTTTGGCGAATGTGACGAATATCATGGTTATTTAGAATGGAACATACATAATAGAGAAAGTATCTATAGAATAGTTCCCAATGATTATCGATATATAAGAATTGTTTTTAATCAACAAACACATATTACTATACCAAGTAAATGTAATCTACAAGTATCAATAAGTAACTATAATGAAAAAAATGATAAAGAATATTTACATAACCTATTAAAATTCAAAAAATATATAAAAGAAACATATCCAAATGCTCGAGTTAATTATTTATATATGGACACAAATAAAACACAACATATATCAAATAAATTAGACAATTTAACTGAAAATTTATTAATATACATTACAAAACAATATCCTAATATATCACAAAATGACATTGAATGGGTTATGAAAAATATCGACTTTAGTCCATCAGATAAATCAAACAATATACACTGGTCATTACTATACATGAAATGGGATTATATGTATAAATATGGACCTAATAATATAATTGATTTTAGAAATTTATCAACCAAAGCAATCAATGGACTAATTGCACCTAATAGTTCAGGTAAATCTACCTTTATAGATATTATAACATTTATATTATTTAGCACTGGTAATAGAGATATTTCAAATCGGTTACACAAACAACCCGATATAATAAATAAAAATCAAGATAAATGTTGTGGCACCATTTATTTTTCAACAAACCAAAACAATATTTATATGATAGAAAAAACAGTAGTAAGGAAAAAAAATACAAACACTATCGATATATTATGCCATTTTTATAAATTAAATGAAGATATTAATGGAAATTATAAATGGGATGACAGAAGTTTTAATAAAGAATGTCTTGACGGAAAACAACGAAAAGAAACTGAACTATTCATTTCGGAAATTATAGGTTCATACGAAGATTTTGTATTTCATAGTTTATGCTTACAATTCGATAATAAAAGTTTTAGAACTATGCCACCTAAAGAAAGAAAAGAATTTATGTATAGATTATTTAATCTTGATTTCTTAACGAAACAGCATCCAAACGCATTTGATAATTTCAAAAAAAATAAAAATATTGTTAATACACTAAAAAAATCACTAGAAAATTTTGATATTACCGCATTACAAAAACAAAAACAATTTTTACAAAATGAAATATATGAATTAAAAGAAGCAGAATGTAAAAATGATAAAGATAGAAAATATTTAAACGAAAAACTAAATGAACTATATAAAAAATTATTTCCTATTCAAAAAAATATAACCAATAATGAACATATAGAAAATATAAAGAAATTGAATGAATTAAATGATATAATAGAAAAAACTCACGAATTTAAATATGCACCATATCAAAATGAAATTACAATAGAAAATAATTTATTCTTAAAAGAACGTGATAGAAAATGTGAATTAATATTAGAAGAAATAATGGATTGTAATCGACAAAAAAAACATTTAATACCATTAGACGAATTTGACAAAAATCGATTTATTGAACTTAGTCAGAAAATATTTCCAGTTGATATTAAACTAAAATTAGTAGAATTAAATATGAAACTACACAATATTAATGTCGTTGAAAAACCAAAATATACTAGAGAAGAATGTAATCAATTGATATCTATTATAGAAAATGATATCATAAAAATAGATATTATAAAAAAAATAATATATGTTGACAATACCGTATTAGAAAAATATAATAATTATTTACATGATTTAGCTACAAATAATCGAATTAATTCGTCAATAGTAATATTCGAACAAAGCATAAAACGAATTGAAACTGAATTCGAATATAATCCAAATTGTAACATATGTATCAAAAATCCACAAACAATTCAATTGATAAATATGCAGACAGAATTAATAAACCTTAAAAAAAGTTTACTACAAATAGACGACAGTATCTTATTTGAATATGAGCAATATCTAATACAAAAAAATAACTACGATATTGAAGAAAGAAGAATTGAAAATGCTTTAAATTCTAAAAATATTTTACATAAACAAAAATTAGAATTACAAGATGAACTTAATCATATTGATAAATATGAAGAATATAAATGTAAAGAACAAAATAGAAAAGAATATGAGATATTAGCACAACATCAAAAAGAGTATGATGAATATTTAGCATTAAAAGAATTAGAAAAATTTCATATCGAAAATAATATAAATATCCAAAATAATAACATTTTAGATAATAAAATTACAAAATTAAACGAACAACGACAATTATTACTAACTACATCTTATAGTAAATATAATGAATTATTAAAAGAATTAGACATATATTATGACTATAATAAAAATATTGAAAATGCTAAAATAGAAAAAAATAATATTATTACAAATATAGAAATATATAAAAATATCATAAATAATGCCAAAATACAAGAAGAAATTAATAATATTACAGATAACTTAAAATCATTAGATAATACAAATTCATTTAAAATATCTGAATTACAAAGAGAACTTGGCGAAATAGATGGAAAAATAGTATGTTATGAAACTACATTGAAATCATTAAATGATGTAATAATTGAATTACGTAGATACGAATATTTAGAAGGAATTTTAAATGTAAAAGGGTTTAGTCTATACTTGTTAGAAAATAATTTGGCAAATATTAGTAATGGTGTGAGTGAAATTTTATCTCCACTTATTGGTATTTCATTAAAATTAAATATAGAAAATAATGATTTAATTATGTATACATATAAAATAGACAGTAATAAAGAAAGCAGATTAGATACATTTGGCGGCATGGAACAATTTATGATAGATTTTAGTTTTAGAGTTTTAAGTTTAAGATATACAATGTTACCAAGATGTGATCTATTTATACTAGATGAAACATTTAGCTGTTTTGATATGGAAAATTTAGGCAAAATAAATATCATTTATGATTTATTATATAGCCTATATGACCATATCATTGTAATCACACATCTTGATAAATTGAAAGATACTATTCATAATAAGATAAATTTAACAAATAATGGAGAATATGCTAGCATAAAAATTTAATAATGAATATACGCATTTAGGTTATATAAAATCTAAATACATAATTTTAATGATTACAAACATTTTCTACTCTTTCTATATAAGCCATTATTATTTTTTTATATTTTCTCCGACTATAGTTTCCTCTAACTACCAATTTTTCTTTTTTTTTTATTATGCTTTGTATTACCTTGAGCCTCTGGATTAATCATTAGAGATAGATGTAATGCTTCATTTTTAGCATCAACTTTATCAATTATTTCTTTGAGACGTTTGGCATGTAAATGCATATCCGCACCAGTAGACATTTTTGTTGCTAAAAATCTAGCCATTTTTTGTCTACCTAATAGACGTATACACCTTGCTCGGTCATTCAATAACCAACGATCCAATAATGCAACTGTTCCATTTTCGGATCCTATAGCTAGAAAATTACCATTCGCACAAAATGCAATTGTATTAACTCTATTTTGATGGAATATAGTAAAAAAAAGTTCCGCATTACTTTTTTTCCTTGTCAATCATCCATAGATTGATTGTTTTGTCAAAACTGGCAGTTGATAAGAATTTCCCATTTTGATAAAAGTTTACAGAAGTAATCTTGTCACGGTGTCCATTCAAATTAGTGACACAAGTTGCTTTCATACCGTTTGGTTGTATCCGCCATAATTTAGCTGTATTATTATGACTACCAATTAATAGTAACGGTTCTGTGGGATGAAATGATAATGATGTAATATTATCATTCTGTTCCGTCACAATTGATATACACACTGGATTTAATTCAACCTGATTCATGAGCCATACTCGCGCGGTCCCGTCGAAACTGCCCGTTGCCAAGAGAGGCAAACTATGATGAAACGCAACAGAATCAACACTGCCATTGTGTCCCAGTAATGATACACAATTTGAAATAGTTCCGTCTGATAACATACTACACAACTTGGCAGTCCCGTCATAGCTGCCGGTTACTAAGAAGTTACCAGTAGGATCGAACGCAACAGATTTTACAGGACCCCGGAACCTAGGCAAAGTTTCAAAACAAATCGTTCCGGTGCCATCCAATAGTATACGCCACAACTTAACAATAAAATCATAATTGCCTGTTGCCAATATAAGCTTAGTTGGATGAAATGAGACAGATGTAACAATATGCCGAAACTAGGCTGATGAAACACCGTGACTATGCTCATCCAAAGACGTTAATAGAGACGGTGTCATGCTATCCAGTGGCATAAGCCAAACTTTAGCGGGACCAGCATTACTACCAGTTGCCATAAGAGGCGCCGTCGCATGAAAATCAATAGAAGTAATGGTCCTTTGCGAAATATTAAATTCAAATAATTCGGGTATATGAAAATGATGACATATATTAGATTTGAAAAATAATTTTTAGGTTTATTTTATATATATTTTATATATACTACATACTATGTCAGATATTAATTTATTACAAAACAGCAGTGGTAACGATGATGGATTTGGAAGAATACGAGTTTCCACTCCTACGACTTTGTATGAAGTTCATTTTCCATATGATAAACAACCACAGAAGATAGAAGAAATTATTACAGGCACAGCTGAATCTACTCACGTACCTGGATTATCATATATCAATATGTCAGTGAGTGGCTCACCCGGGTCTGTCATTAGACAGTCTAAAGAATATATACCCTATCAACCGGGTAAATCTAAATTAATATTATTATCTGGCGTTTTAACCGTTGGAATTTTAAATAATAATATTACAACTAGAATAGGTCACTTCGATGATGCTAATAATAAAACAAGTGAAGAAAACCCTATTGGTAATGGTCACTATTTTGAAATAGTAGGTAACATTTCAAATCCTACTATAAATGTAGTAGAAAGAAGTTTTTATAATAATTCTAAAGGATGGGGATATGAAAATAGAATAGCACAATCAAATTGGAATATTGATATGCTGAATGGAAGAGGACAAAGCTATATTAAAATAGATTTTACAAAAAATAATGTTTTTGTAATTGATATGCAGTGGTTAGGTGTTGGACAAGTAAGAATGGGTGTATATTCAAATAATCAAATATATTATTGTCATATATTTAATGTTCGAAATAGACCAAGCACATTTAATTTTGATAATAGCACATACAGTCTTCAAAATATACCATATTCTCAATTCGGAAAATTACCTATTAGATACGAAATTAGTTCAAGTGGGAATAATTCAGGCTCTATGAATATGATTTGTTCAACAGTATTGAGTGAAGGGGGCTTTATTCCTACAGGAATAACCGGAACTTTTGGTTATACAAGTCCGACGTCACTTGTATCTAATCGAAATAACATTATATTTGCTTTAAAATTAAACCATATTAATCCAAGAATATCACTAAAATTAAATGGATACAGTTTAATTTTAAATGGAACAAATGATTACATTTGTTACCGATTAGACCTAAATCCAATAATTAATGGAACGTTACTATTTGAAAATATTAACCAAAACAATTTTACATATGGGCAAAAATCAATTGGAAACGGAGCTTATATTACATCAAGTAATATCAACTCTGGATATCTACTACAAACAGGATTTTTAAATAATTCAATTAATAATTACCAAAATATAACACTTGAAAATTTATCACTTTTACCTACTATTAATTCTAATATTTCAGGGGATAGTGATATAATAACGCTAAGTGCTATTATATTAAGTGGATCAGGCGTAGATGTATATGCTTCATGTAATGTGCTAGCAATATTATAATTTAGAGTTATGTAAATACCAATTTATTGAATAATTCATTATTAACTACTTAAAATAATGAATAATTCAGTTTTATTCTAATAATACACAATATGTGGGACGATATAAGCGTTAAATAATGTAAAGATATTATATAGACGATTTTTTCACACTTTTATCATGTTATTATAAATTTATTTGAAATATTCGCATAACATACAATAAGAAAGGAAACTTATAACTTTTTATACATCATGAATTATTCATAAATATTATATTCTCCATTACTCCATACACTATAAATATGATATCCTATTTCTGGTGAAACAGATATACACATTGATGTCGTATATCTATTTAATAACCTTCGTATTTCAATAGGATTATCTCTTGGGTCACCACCACCTTCAAAGATAATAAAATTAAAAGAATTATCTGGTATTTTAGATAACCGCAAATCTTTATTAAAATTAGCTACAATTGATGGATTTGCTACAAGAGTTATATCTAATGTATAAGCATCCCTATGATTATGATATATATTTGAATGAGATAAATCACAATTATCACTGTTTCGATTTAATAGATTTGAACAATCTAATCGGTTATTACCACAACCTATAATAAATGTTTTTTCACCCCTATATGGACGTAAATATAAATAACCATTTTGTAAATATTCTGCCACAATCTCCTCAAGTGTATTTTCAATATGTAAATCATTAAAATTAAAACAATTATTATCGACAAATAAATTACATAAAGGAGTAAATATTGTTAATGGCGGGGAATTAAATTCTGTATCAATTAACATAGATTTTTCAATTACATAATCTCTAAGTGCTTGAACATATCCTCTACCAGTTTGTGTTCTTTTTTTTTTTAAACTTCTTTTTACCATATTTATATTATTCTAACATAAATTAAATTATATTAAGCCCTTTTTTAAGTGAATTTATACAAAAATGAATATTTTCAACTGGAACAAAATTATACATTAAATCAAATCGGTCTGGTTCTTTATCAAATAGAATATGTGCCTCTTTACCAGAACCAATTGAATACCCTAATTCTAAATGACCCGATTTACCACATGGCATAACCATAATTACTATATCAGATGAATCAATATGTCGTTTATCAAATTCAAAGTTATTTCTTGCTGCGTAACATGTTAATGCTTCTTTATAATTCCAACCTCTTTTTTTAGCATATTCAAATAAATATTGATCAGCCTCTGGACCAGGAGTTATCCATTGATCAAAAACATCATAATTAGGTCTAAGTTGATTTGCTATATCCGTAATATCACTGTTTTTTAATGCCCCAATAATATATACTTTTTTTAATGGTTTCGTCATTATTTATTATAAATATATATTAGTATAAACAATACTTTATACCTTTTTTTAATATATTAAATAGCTTCTTCTTGCCTGACAGAACCCCATGCTATAATACTAATTCTGCCATTTTTGCCTTGTAATAATGGCGGTAATTGCGGAACACCGTGACGCCAATTTGTATTTATATCTCGACTAAAACAATAAGTCATACCATTTAATAATGGAATACTTATTATACGACGATGACCAGCGTTTTCAAGAGCATCCTCAAAAGCTATATCACGAGTAGCACCAAAACTTACACCTACCGTAAAGTTTTGGATTTTTGCTTTTTCTGGATCAACCGCAGACGCATCATGATGAAAAGGCTTCCATTCAATATCATCACGATATAGATTAAAACGAGTAGCCTTAATATCCATATCAAAATAATCACGAATTTTTTGAATAATAGCCATAAAAGTAGGAACATGTTCCTTATAATTCATATGGTCATCCGCAATCAAATGATTATCACCATGCCAGGTTTTCCATAATTTATCTTTAGATACTCCGCATTTATTCATTTCATCTAATAATCTATTATAAATTGAATGATCCCCGCAATCACAAAATAATCCAGTAACTAAAACTACATCACGACTTCTAATAGTTAAGCCGAACTTACCAAAAGATTTTGCTTGCTCAACCAATATACGCATATCGGCTGGCTGATGGGACGGATCAAATGTTTCAGTATTTACCTTTTTTAATTTTTGCTTATTTCGGGTTTTATAATCTTTATTAGAATGAGAAAGATTACACCCATTATCTATTATTTTTTTAAACGGTTCTGTATGTATAAATTTACAATTATGCCCATAATGACAATATCCCTTTTGAAAATCTCTACACAATGATTTATCAGTCATAATATACATTTTATACATCAATTATTTTTATATATTCTCAAGCATAGGAAACGCGTTACAAATAAGAATTATGTATAAATAATTTCTCTTTTTTTACTGTTTTAGTATCTATATCCTTAAAACGTGTTTTTTTACTCTGACAAGCACTACGATAACGTTCTTGACTCCATATTTCAACAAAATCACTAGGAGCAGTCATTTCACTAATCACTACCATATTGTTTTTACTCCATCTTCTCATAATATTCCAGAACTCATCATTATTAAATTCATCATAATATTTGATGTCTCTTCTATATTTAATCGGAAAACGTTCGGACAAATAAGGTGGATCACAATAAATAAACATATTTATAGGATCTAATGTTCTATAATCATTACAAGTAAACTGAACATTTTGAATTATAGGTCTTGTTTTATTTAAACTATTAATCATTTCTTTACAAAAATCTTCCTTTTTATTATTTAAATATTTCATGGCATAACCCCCGAAATATTTTCCACCAAAACTCATACCAAATCCCACAAAAGCTTTGTAACCATTTGGACTATCTATTAATTTAGCTTTTTCATATTCATTATAACTTATACTTGTTGGCATTTGAAGTGACCCATTTTGTAAATCCTGCCACATTTGAATTAAATCCGGATGATAGTCATTCGCAATTATATTTTTAGCATGTAAAAGAGGAATTACTTGTTTTAAAACGCCAAGACTTCCACAAAATGGCTCCATGTAACCATTATAATTATTGGTTTCCCATAATTTTAATAATATTGGAGCTATATGTTTTCCTAATCGCTGCTTACCGCCTAAATATTTCATATAATAATATAACTTATAGTCAGGATTTAAATATAATAATTATTCTAATCTTAGAATTATTTATATAAATTATATCGATAATTAATAAACTTATATATTATCAAAATACTAGATAATATTTATCTAAAATGTATTGAATAAATATTATATTTATATATTATATAATAAATGGTATACTCTTAAAGACGCACAGATTTTAAAAAAGGACAAGTATCAAACGTTATAAAAAACATAATATGGAAGGCGGGGCGGATATAAAGATTGCTATAATATGCTCAAAATTGTGATAAAAGTATTACGTAGCCAATATCCAAGAGGATATAGACAAGCGGCACTCATCCAAAATGTAAGTCATAGTATGTATGATGTAATGTTACCCTATACACCTTTTCCGGATGATATTGAACGTGAAAGAAGCGGGCAAATCGTTCCCAATCCAGACCACGAACAAATCATAAATACTTACTGAACACGAAGAGAAAAAAACATGTAATTTGTTTCAAAATGAATTCATATCATTTTAACCCTTACCGGTTCATCTTTATATCACGCATATAATGAATATACTATTATACCTTTTGTATATACTGACCATAAATGATTTAGTCCATCTGTATCATAATCTTAACCTTTTTGTTTTAGCGATTTTTTATATAATGATTTATTTTGTGAATATCTGATTTAGAGTTTATAAACTATTAAAATAGATAATTGGTCCTGTATTATCCCCAAAAGATACGAATACATTTTTTTTAAAGGCATTAAGTAAACTTGGAGATGGAATACTATGATAACTATCTATAATAGCACTAGAATAACGCCTTTGTTTTATTTGCGTATTTGATGGCTTGATTGTATTCACCTTAAAATTATTAGCAATCACTAATATTTTACCGTTATAATTATAACATTCCGTTTCGCCTTGTTTTGATATTATCTCAACGGATACAGTAGTTCCATCAGAAAGTTTACCATTTATATAACCAACAATAGGCTTATTAAATAAACGTTTTATTTCACTACGTGTTTGCACCATTATATTAGTATTACCGTTTTAAAAATTTAATATTATCTTCAATTTTTATATATACGTCATTTTGTGTATTAAATAAATACCAACTATATTAGGCAAATAAGTATCTTTATTACTTTTTATACTATTCAAACTTTTGAATAGATTATATAGACGACCTCCATTATAATATTCTAATTCTAAAATATCAGCATCTATTACTAAATCATCTGGAAGTAATTTCTTGATTAATTCATAAATTTCATTAAACTCATTACGTAATACATTTATTTCTAACATATCCATTGCTACTTGGCTATTTTGTATCCATTCAAAATTATTTAATATAGTTTGTTTGGATATAACAGTCATTTATATTATATATAAATGGAAATATTATTTTTATATATAATCAATTATATTCTATATCATGCTAAAGCCGAAATAGTATAAGGTATATTATTTATTTTTAAAAACACATAACACTATATTTATAAGATATCATTAAATATAGTGTTTACACTACATAAGTGTGTCAATATTTGCGTTTAACAAAATATATAAATTATTTTATTGTATTTGTTCTTTATTCATTTAAAAAATACTATTAATAATTAATCATTTTTAAATTTTTTTTGTATATATAATATATAAAAAAATGAGTGTAAGTCGAAAAACAAATAAAAAACAATACCGGCGTAAAAGTTACAGACAAAATAATAATATGATTGGAAGGGGAAATTTATCAAACGATCAATTATTATTAGTAATTAACGCAGTTAGCCGAACACTTCTTGAAACGAATGAAAATTTAGTAGATTTTGTTGATAATTTTTTAGTAGATAATATTGATGTATTAAAAATTGAAGATAAATACAATTCTTATGTTAAAATTGATAATTACTTAGAAAACAACTTAGCTGAGATTGAAAATAAATTATTTGAATATTATGATATGACTTCTGAATTTTTTAATAGCACGGCAGACGTAGATCAAAAGACATCTGTAAAATGTCTTTTTTATTTATGCTTATATAATCATATTGAAACAGGATTACGTCACTTTAGACCAGAAGTAGCTGTTGGTGGAAGACCTGGAAATAAAAGACGAATGGCCAGGGATGGTATTCAAGCTGTTGCTACTGCTGGATGCGGTTATGCTGGGATGGTTATTGCTGGAGCGCAAGGAGCAGCATGTGCTCAAGGAGCTGCCGGAATATTAGTAGCTGTATGTGGTTATCCTGTTATGGCTTTAGGTGGTTTGGTTGGTGCTGTAGGTGGATTTAAAGTTTCAAGACTTTTATTTGACGGTATTTATACGGCAGTTACAACTGGATCTCGGGTTTTAGTTAGAATTGGTGGTGAAATGTATAATACGTTTCTACAAGAAAGACGAATATTTCGTGATCATTTAGAATAATAAATTATTATAATTATTTATAAAAAATATAAATTTTTTTATATATAATATATAATATATAAAAAAATGGGTTTAAGTCGCAAAACTAATAAAAATCAATACCGGAGTAAAAGTTACAGACAAAATAAATCAATGACTGGTAGGGGAGTATCTTTTAATGAACAATTACTATTAGGGATTAACGCAGTCAGTCGCACAATACTTGAAAGTAATGATAATGTTGCTGATTTTGTTGATAATTTTCTAGATAAGATGTTTATTGTATTAATAAATGAAGATCGATACAAGTCGTATGATCAAATAAATAATTACTTGGATAATAACTTAAATGAAATAAAAAAAATATTATTTGAAACCTATGATCTGACTACTGAATTTTATGAAAATACATCTGATATAGATAAGATATCAGCAGTAAAATGTCTTTTTTATTTATGCTTATATAATTATATTGAGCATGGATTACGACACTACCGGGATGGTGCAGTTGGAG